CCGAGCTTCTGAGTTTTGCTCTAATTCCTTCCATTTGGTTTGGAAAGTTTGCACTTGTTTGTGCTATGACCCTATGGGCCATTTTCTTGAGTTTGTTAGTGGTTGGATGGCCACTTTTATTAGTAAGTATCCTGCCAGTCCTAGACTGGTTTTTGTTGATTCCCTTGATAGGTTTTCATTTGCATTTACTGCTGTTTTCTGCAGTGGTGGTGCTGATGTTCACCTTTAGGGTTTGGCTGAGACGTGAAGTTGCTCTCATCAATGAGATTGGTGAAGAACAAGCTTTGTGGACTGAACGTGATTTTAGTTTTGGCAGGATAGTGGGGACCAGGTATTTTGCCACCACATTACTGTTATCCAATTCCAGAGATTCAGGCAATCCACTGTTGACCGCAGTCAAGGACAAAAAGATGGTGGAAGACCATCAATTGAACCTGTATGTTGTGTCTTCAGTGCTCTGGTCTAGATTTGTTTTGTCTGTTGATAAAGCAGTTCAATACAGCCCATTGGTGTGGCATTTGGCCATTTTGTGGGTTTTATTGAGATTGGTCAACCAAGTCAAAGTTGGAATTTTGAACTTATTTGTGCTGTGGAGGTTTTACATTGCTAGCGTTTGGCTAGTTTTGGTTTCCTCCCCAACACAGTTTTGGTTCTTGTCCGGCTTGCTTTACAAGCTACTTGACTTCGTTGCTCAACTTTTTAACCCATTATTGTGGTTATACATCAAATGGACTGCCACTTACTGGATGACCTGGTTCGCCAATGTGTTAGTTGAAGGTGAATTCGTGAGCCGGAAATGGGCCAGAAGAGAAGGTTTTGCACCTGCCCGTGGTACAGGTAATGTGATTGGTGCTTTTTCTGGTTTCATGGCCCGTTTGTCTATTGTCATTTCAGACATCGGTTTGCCCTCCTACCTTCGTGGTAGTGTGGGCAGTTACAATAAAGGCACCATGGAAGACACCCTTGAAATGATGAAAGATCTTGGTTGGCCCATCAATGTTGAGCTACAAGACCCTTCTCACTTTGCGGAAAGGAGTGATTACTTTTCATGGGTGGTTACTGGGACCAATTGGCAACAAGGCATCCATTCAAGGAAAATGCAGGTAGACCATTTACTAGACCCACTGCGTGTTAAAGCAGTGGAATTTCGGAGGTCAGAGGAGTATGTGACTGAGGTGAATGAACTTGAGTCATTATCTCGTTATTTTAAATCCCCTTCATTTGACTTCCCTGACCTTGAGTTAGATGATGCATGGTTTCTGTTGGGTGACATATTTCGCCACTCCAGGTTGACACCCTTTAACTACATTATCAGGATGTGGGAAAAGAAGCATGCTCTGGGAAGTTTTATGCGTGACCCAACTCGGCCTTGGAAGAAGCATTCGAGGAAGGATTTCATCAATTCAATAGGCTTCAAGGCCTTCAAGGAATTGTGGAGGTCCACCTTTGAAAAGGCACCACTTATGACCCCTGTGGCTCATGTCTCGGTTAAAGGTGAAGCTTTGCCACCCAGAAAATGGATGTTTGACAAGGTGCGCACTGTAATTGGTGTGCCCATTGGCAATTACATCATGTCAACTATATGGAACTATCAGCCCAATCACAATTTTAAGTGGCGCGAGACCCCTATTAAGGTGGGGATGCCATTGAATGGATATTGGATGAATAGAACATATGAGGCACACAACAGATGTCAACACCATTTTGCAGGGGACATGAAAGAATTTGATTCCACTTTGACAGGTGGTGTCCTAGACATGATTAAAGCCATTCGAAAGAAAGGGTTTGAAGACCACAAAGATCGAGACAGGATAGCCGCGTTGATTGATGTGAACTATGAACAAGTGTCCAAGCAATTGCTGAACACCACATCTACTGGAGATGTGTATAATGATGGAACTGGTTTGACCACCGGTCACACTTCCACATCCATGGACAATTCTATTGCCACTGTTGTCTTGTATTTGATGGCATGGAAACAGCTCACTGGGCTTTCTGCCAAAGAATTTAAGCATTACAATGAGCTGTCTTGTTATGGAGATGACCATGTGCTATCATATTTGGCTACCAAGCCCGCTTCTTGGACTTTTGGCAACATTCAACATGTAATGGCTGGGTTTAACGTGACTATGCTGCTTGAAGCTTCTGGTAAGTTGAGTAACATTCCATTCCTCAGCAAGAAAGTAAGATTTCCTAATGCTAGAGATCTCAAAGACTTCAAGGCAGCAGGGCTGAAAGAAGTCACTCCAACATTTGCTGTGTCTCATGATCGTGAACGGCTACTTGGAAAAGTCACGGCTTCTGTTAAGACCATGGACCCAGTATATCGTTATAAGCGATTACTGAGCTATTTGTCTTTGACTGCCCATCATCCAGACATCTATCAACAGTTGTCTAAGATCATGAAGAACACTGGGTCTTTGAAGAGGGCAGCTAGCAGCATGAAAATGCCGGTGCCGTCCTATGAGAAAGTGCTTCGTGATTGGTACAAACCTGATGCCAGGTTTGTTGTCAATGATATTGATGATGATTTTGATGAACTGAAACCAGACAACAATATCATATCTTATGGCACTGTGTCATTGTGGGACAGTTTGATGGGGGGCTTTGCCCTCATTCCTGACATGGTTAATCCAACACTGTTTAATTTTGGCCATGTTAGAGCCCTACAAAGTCAAAT